AAAGCGTCGAGCGCGCAGGACGCAGCACCACGCGACGCCCGCACCGCCCCGTGAAGGTCACCAGCAGCAACGCAGGAAGCACGCTCACGCAGGAACCGCTCACAGGTGCGCGCTTCCAGCAGAACGATATTCTCGCGGGCTTGAGCCTCACGAGCTCGCGCCCGGACGAACGACGAGACAGACAACCCGAGCGAGCCGAGCGCGACGCAGAGAACCAGAGATGCCAGAACCATGGAAAACCCCTTTTTCGTCAATTCACCTTGAACAGCGAATATCGCGCATACTGCACACCGAAACACCCACTGTCAAGAGGTTTTGAACATGACCGCCGCCATCGAACTACTTGACAAATACAAGCAGGTGTGCGGGATAGATACGGACATGGCCGCAGCCGACCGTCTTGGGCTTGTGCGCGCAACCATCAGCATGTGGCGACACGGAAAAACGCACCCGAGCGCGCACACCGTCCGGGCTATGTGCGAGGCGTGCGGAGAGGTAACGATCGAATGGCTGCCGAGGATCGAGGCGGCCCGAACATCGAACCCGGAAAGCAAGGCCGCATGGTTGAGCGTGACGAAGGACGCAATCCGCGCACGCATCGCACCAACGCGAAGGCATGGCTAAACCTACGGTTTAACCACACACCTAAAGCGCCCTGCAAGACGCTCAACTTACTCCAAAGGTTTTGTGCAAAGGCTACGCCTTTACACCCGAGCATCGAGAAAGCGCGCCCATAGTCTGCCGGTCTATACCGGGACAGCACGCGGCCAGACACAGCGACCTTAAAAGCGGGTTTGGCAGGGAGGTATGTGCCTAAAGAATTACCTGCTCGGAACTTGGCCAACAGGACACCGCTACGCATGAACTCCGATCGGTGGCCAAATACAAGATACCGTCCGGGACTACCGGAGAGGCGAAACTACAAGGGCCGCCGACAGCGGCACAATGTCCGCTAGTTGGCCTGGCACAAAAGCGGACACGCTACCGACTCTCAGCGAAGGAATCCGGAGAACCGAAACCAGCCGACGCCGGAGGGACGTACACCGAACGCCCCACACCACGCGCCGCACCGGGAACACCGGCAAGAGGCCGAGGAACGAACGGCGCCGGTTCCGACGAGGTTTGCACAGGTGGAGGCGGCACCTGCTGCACAGGTTGACGCGTAGGGTTGTACACACCATCCCGAGCGATAGCGCGGCACATCTTCACTTCAACGATGTACTTCGTCCCCTGTTCCGTGATGCAGGAACACCCGCCGTCCTCGACAGCTATGCAGTAAATTTCAGGGTTGGAAGCGATGGAACGACCATCGAAGGCGGGAGCCGTCCACGGCTGACCGGCAAGACGAGGACGCACCCACGAGGCGATATCTTCAGGCCGCTTGAGTTGTGGCTGATCCGCAAATCCCGAACGCTGCGCGCTCGCGCTTTGCGCGGTAGGCGCCGGAGTTGGAGGTTGGAAAAACGACATGACCCGGTTGTACATGAGCGCAATGGCAATCAACAACACCGGGATCGCAAAATAAAACCAAGGGATCTTGCGCTGTGTTGTGTCCTCCACGGTCGATTCATAGAGGTTGCGTTCCATGATCTTTTGCGGGAATGACCACAGCTTCTTTGTGTCGGAGCTGCCGACATTAGGCGAGAACTTATCCCACCACAGGATGACCGACTTTTTAAGCCCGAACTTGCGGCGCACATGCTCATGACGCTCGACAAGCCCGAGCAGAAAGCCGTCAATCTGCTTTTGAGCCTGCTGCGCAATCAGGATGAAATCAAAGCCCCGGTGACGATGCGTAGCCATCGCCTGCACATGCGGCGGAACCTTGGACGCACCCGAGCGCTGCGGAAAAACGGTATAACACTCGTCGAGCACAATCACCGAGCGATCAGGTAAATCTTCCCACTTCGTCGGGTCGTCAAGCTCACGAAACCCCGCTTTGTTGAAGTCCAGACCACGGATGCCGTGTGCATAGACTTCGCGCCCCTTTTCCACGAACTCAACAGCCAGCTGCACAGCGCGCAGTGTCTTACCGTGTCCGGGCTGCCCCGTGATTAGGTAAATCATCGCTGCACCGCCCGGAAAATCATTTTCCCGGTGCGAGCAGCGACCATCGCGGACAGAATCATGGTCACGACGACGTCACCACCAATCGCGCCGAACGCTTGATAAAGATCGGAACCCATCGCGCCAGCGTACTGCTTGACATAGGACAGCAGAGCCGGAAGGGCAAACGCGGTTGTTGTCGCCGTGATCCCGAGCGTAATGAGGATTTTGAGAACCCATTGCCCGGCATAGGTGGCAACAAGCCACGTCAGGCCGCGCAGCAACAGCGCAATAATCGCTGGCATTATTCAGAACTCCCGGCAAGAATTTTCAACGAAACGAACGCACCAAAAACCAACATGATCGAGTGAATGAGCGCAAGCCAGCGGCAGAAAAAATCCTGATATTGCGACATATCGAACATCGTCCCGTTGGCCTCTCGGAAGATGAAAGGACACGACGAACCGACCCACCCGGACGAATCCAAACCGGTAGCGTCAACCGTCTTTTCCTTGAACACCGAGCCAAGGGAAGACTCCTCCACGCCGTAGCCGTCACCATCACCTGGCTTAACTTGCGTCCAATCAGGCTGGCCGTTCCCGTCAGCGTCAACAATCGACGCACCACAGCGCAGAAGCCACGTCTGGGTGACCACGCCGCACGTAGGCGCATCACCCGAGCAGACCGGAGGACTATTGCAATTGCCGCCGCCCGCCATGCTCCCTTTGCCCTTGTCTTTGTCGCCGCCGTCAGGATCGCCGCCCGGAGTGCCGCCCGTAGAGCCCGAAGGCGCAGGGTTAGGCCCAGCGTCACCGTGTCCCTGACCGCTTGAGGTTGGCCCATTGCCAGACGAATAGACGTTAACCACGGTGGTTCCGGTTGACGTAGAAGGCTCACCCGACGCGCCGCCGGTAGTTGTGCCGGTGGTGTACCTGTCAGAAGTATTTATTTCGGAAACGGGGTCACTGATCGGAGTAGCCGGAGGCGGAGCAGGAAGCGGAGGCGGAGCGCCCGCGCAGATGGTGGAGCCGTCACCGTTCACGCAGCCGCCCGTGGGCGTGTCACCCGCGCCAGTGCCAGCACCACGCGCAGCGTCCCCAGAAATGCAGGTCTTAGCACCGCCCGCCGCATAGCAATACGTGTCAGTGCCGGGGTCGTAGCAAGTACCCTCACCGCAGACCGCCGGAGGCGCGGAAGGCTCGCCGTCACCGTCACCCGTACCACCACCCAGCTCAGGCAGGCCCGGAGGACAGGCGCCGCCCGTGGGGAACCACTCACCCTCACCCAGACGATCAGTGCCGTTGGAATTCGTCTCACCGCCGCCGAGGTAGTACTTACAACCCTCATTGCAAACAACCGCCGTCCCGCTCTGACCTTTCAGCAGCGCCCAGCCCACAATCGGAGGCGCGCTCGAACTGCAAACGAGAGGCGGAATCACGAAATTTATAAGATGGTCATGGGTCGAAGACCCGTCTTTCATATCCCCATAGCCCTTCGCGACGATCTGATTCCCACCACCATCGACACCGCCGCCGCCCTCACAGCTTGGGTTTTCCCACTTCGTGATAAACATACCGATCCAGCGAGAAGTCTGGCCGCAGAGCGCCAAAGCCTCCTCACGCGTCGGTGCGCTTTCCGTGTCCACAGCCCGCGCCGGCGACACAGCAAACACAGCCGCCAGCGCGAGCAGGAACCCAACAACGCGAGCCCTCACGAGAAGCACAGCCAGAGCGCCGGCAGAATACCCATCATCACAAAATAGCCTTCCATACAGCTCTCCACGTCAACAACGAAAGTCAACAGCGCAGGAAAGGGCAAGCCCTCTCCTGCACCTCTCATCATCCAAAACGAAACGGCCTGGACAACAAGCGGACACAGAAAGCCCGGAGGCGCCGACCGCCTCCGGGCTTGTAGGGTCAGCCCTTGGCGCTGCGCTTCACCATCGAGATCAGCAACACCACACCGACCAGACCCAGCACGATCCCGCCGACGATCAGAATCTCGCCCTTGCCATCAGCAAGTTCGGTCGTGATCGCAGCGGACAAGTCACCAGCAGCCGCGAAGGCACTGGACGAAACCACAGCGGCAGTAGCAGCAGCCGCCAGAACACCGATACGCTTGAACATTTTGAAACTCCCAGAAATGACCGGAGGTAGAATTACCCCCGCGCCGTGTGCCGCAAAGTCCGGATTACAAAGCCAATGGCCCAGACCGCCCCGATAGCGCCGGAGATGGCCAAGCCCTCAGCCGCAGAGAGAACCGGAAAGCCCCCCACAGTGTTCGGAACCCACTGAATCACCGAGCAGTGACCTGTCGTTAGGTCTAAATCCACAGAGGAACAGACGGCCTTAAATTCAGCGGTTTCCATCACATCACCTTGTCTTGTCGCAGCACCCAAGCGCACGCGCAAAAGCTCCTATCGTCGCGTTTACACGTGCACTTGGGCGCCGCTCTAACCCTTGTCGCCGTCAGCACACCCGCCGACGGTCAACATCGCAGGAAAGGGCAAGCCCTCTCCTGCACCTCTCACCTTCCAAAACGAAACAGCCTGGACAACAAGCGGACACAACCGAGCAGGAAGAACAACCAGCCCAGCAGACCGCCCCGCCTCACTTGCCCGCAGGCGCAGCCGGAGCGACAGGCTGCAACGTCAGGCGGCGCGAGAGCATGAGCTCGCCGTACTGGCCGAGCGCGAAGCTGTCCGGATGGATGTCATAAGCCCCCACCGGATAGACGGCCCCAGTGCCAAGGCCGACTTTGAACGGGAGTTCATAGCCGCCGCCGAGCACGAGAGCCGCACGCTGCTCCCGCATGATTTGAGGACGACCGTCTTTTCCGTTGAACTGCTTTTCATGGACTTGGTTGTCCTTCACGTTGATATGCATAGTTGAGCCCTCACGAGGCTTTCAAGTTGATTTGCTGCGCCGGTATTTTTGAAGCGCGAGGGCAGCGAGTCCCGCGCAACGTTCGCCCGCAAGAAAGCAGGCGCATCTTCACCAAGAGCGCGGTACAGCAGGCCGAGGGTTGGCCCGCACTGTTCACGCAACCACTTAACCGCAGCAGTCGCGGTCGCTTCTACCTTCGCTTTCACAACGTGCAAGGTTTCGAGCAGATCATCGAGACTGATAGACGCCGTGAGCTCCGCGAGCAGCGCATGGGCGCCGCGCAGGTAGCGCAAAGGCGCCGTGAGAATGTCGTATGGAAGACCACCACGAACGCTTGCCGAGCCGTCCTCGCAATCCCGAAAATGCTTGCCGTAAAAACGCTGTTCCGCACGCACCCATGGCGAGGTTTGATCCTTGAGCTGCTTTCCCTTTTCGTAAACGCAGAGCTCCTTGTGACCCTTCTTTCCCACGTAGAGCGTGCAGCCGGTAGCGTTCCCGTGGTCGTCAAGGAATCGAGACTTCGGAGGACGGCCAGCCCCGGCGAAATGTCCGCTCTGCGCCCTGGCAGCGAGCTCGCGCACATCGAACAACTGACCGGAGAAGTCATCGAGCGCCACATCGACGCGAGACACGCGAGCCTGCACAATTTCAAGCTGCAACCGGACGTGCGCCCAATCCTTCACCCAGCGACAGCCCGCGCCGGTCAGGTCAAACATGAGAGAACCGCGGTTGCCGCCGAAGCACACATGACCGCAGAGCGCCCCCTCGCGGTCGAGCATGACGCAAGAGTTTTCATAGAAATTCAACGAGCGCCCGGAAGGCCGCAGCACGCGGATACCGCAGTCGCCCAAGAGAAACTGCGCCAAATAGTCGAGGTTTGTTGCTGCGCACTCCTCAAGCCTTTCGAGCGAAATCGACACCGTCAGCCAGTCGATGCCGCAGGCGAAACCGTCTGCCGTAGACTTTTGGCCCCTGTTAGTTTCCGGGCCGAAGGCACCAGCCGGAGCGCTTTTCACCGGGTGAGCCGGTGTAAAGCCAGAAATCAACGACTTACGAGCATCAGACGCAGCAGCAGAGGCGCAGCGCAGCGCGTGACGCATATCGAGCGAGTCAAGGCTCATGCTGCTGACCTACGAGAAGCAGCAACGCGGAAAGCGTCGAGCGCGCAGGACGCAGCACCACGCGACGCCCGCACCGCCCCGTGAAGGTCACCAGCAGCAACGCAGGAAGCACGCTCACGCAGGA